ATGTTTGATTCAATTGTGGAAATTCTTTAACTGGACTAGACAGAACATTGTTCTTGGTGCAAACAGCAAAGAGCAGATTACCTTTGTTCATTATGACATCATGAGGGACATCATTCTAAACAGTCCTAACCTTCTTCTTACAGTAGGAAAGAAGAACGTGCAGGAGAAGCAGATTCGGATCAAGGACAAGAATGATAACATCGTCAACGTGATCAGGGCGATTTCATCCTTTAGCGGTATCGTGTCGAACATTACAGGATATACCTTCTCAGAAATCTTTGATATGAAGAATCCGAAGTTCTTTACTCAGCTTGACGGTTCTATTCGTAATATCCCTAATGCTCTAGGTGTTATCGATTCGACTGTTTCAGGCAGAGACCATATTCTCTACAATATGTTCACTTCCTTTGTGAGGAAGAAGGTCAAGACGCTTTATTTCAGTTACAGAATGTCAAAGACAGGGGATTACAGGGATTATTGGAATCCTAATATGGATCAGCAGCAGCTTGATGATTACAGGGCGAAGTTCCTGCTGACTGATTTTGAACGGTACTTCCTCAATATGTGGGGCAGCAGTTCACAGAAGATATTCTTGCCTCATATCATCGATTCGATGCTTTATATTGGTTGTGACAATAAGGTTGGTAATTTCAAGGAAATGATGGAATTGCTTGAGCAGAGACAGATAAGGATAGATGCTTGTGAGGGATTGATAGCAGGATCAGAAGATAAAAACGTTATTGATGGTTCTTCTTATGTTCAGATAAAAAGGGCAGAGATACATGAGATAAACGAAAGGCTTATCCCTATTGAAAATTATTATAAGCTGACAGACGGTTTTAATCCCTGCATGGCGACGATGGATGATTTAGACAAGATGGGAGATTTGTTCGATACAGATTGGGCGATTTTAGCAGGGATAGATAGGGCAGATCCGATGAAGACGCGAGAAGGGGGAGCTAGAACAGTTGTCACTTGTATTGCAAAGGGACTGCCCGGCAGCAGGTCACATTTTCAACCGTATGATGAACAAGGGAACAAGGCTGTTCCTAATTACCTCTATCTCTTGCTTCATCTAGCAGTCATAGAAAACAATTCTCTTGAAAGCATTAAAGAAGCGTTGCTTTCATGCAATGAGGAGTTTGATGGTATAGATACTTTATGCGGTGAAAGATGGGGTGTATGGGATATTGTAACTTGGTGTGAGGAGCAGTCAATCAAGTTTGAAGTCGTGTTTCCTAACTATGACAAGCAGAGGGCGGCATTTTCTGAGCTTTATGTTGCTGTGAAGAATGGCAGATTCAAAGCTCCTGTTGTGCATATATTGGGAATGAAAGAGCAGGATATTCTCAGGGAGGAGATGAGGATATTCTATCATGATACAGACAAGAGATGGTTTGGTTCCCCTGAGAAGAATGACAAGGAAGGGATTCAGGATGATTCGATGTTTTCTAATGCTTTGTGTCTTTATGGGGGAAGGGAATTAGGAGTGGATGCCTTTAGAAGAAGGAAGAAGAAGATGTGGTTTGGTACTTTGGTGCAGGAAAAGATGTTAGGGAACTATACTTAAAATTGAAAAATTTTAGATAATTTTTCAAAATTTCTGAAAAACCTTTCGATTTAATCAGCCAAATCAGGAAAATTTGACTTGACTTTGGATGTTTGGAAGTATATAAATTTCAAACAGGAGAAACTATTATGGCGAAGAAGAATTCAATGGCTCAGGCAGCAAGTGCTTTGTCTCAGTTGACAGAAGCACAACTAGCAGCTTTGCAGTTTACAATGCCCTGGCAATATGATACAGATGCAGGGGGATACAAAGACCCTGACGGTTTTCAAACTGAAACGAAGCAGGGAGTAACAGAGGACAGGAAAACTCTTCAGGTACATGCTTTCAATAAATTTCATGACAATCCGCAAATCAATACAGCAATCAGGGGAATCGTAGGCAGGTTAGCGGGATTTGGTTTTGAGATAACGTCTGAGGTAGGGGAAATTCAGGAGGTCATAGAAGAGACTGAGTTCGATTGGAGAAACAGGCTTTATAATTTTTGGCCTAAGTATATTGGAAGGTCTGTTATTGAAGGAGAATTGTTTCTTTGTTTGACTTTGCATCTTGACGGTTTTGTAGAAGTTGATTTTGTCGATCCTTCTGTTATAGGAGGAACAGGTAAAAATGCAGAAGACGGTATTATCTATCATCCTACAAAGACATTACTCCCTTTAATTTATTGTATTGAAGACGGTAAAGGAAACAAGTCTCAGATACCTTCTATCTATGTAGCAAGAAATCCTGAACTTCTGTCAGCAATTGAGGTTGATGATAAACAGCTTGCCTATAGTAAGAACAGCAAGAAGGCTTATAGTAAGATAGGAGGTTTTTACAAGTTTATTGTTGCATGGGACAAGTCGTTTGTCACTAGAAGGAACATTCCTTATCTGAAGACTGTTATCCTCTGGCTCAACCATTATGAGAATTTGAAGAAGTATGAGATTGACCATAAGAAGTCAGCAGGAGCTTACTTATGGATCGTGACGATAGAAGATCCAAAGTCTTTTAGAATCTGGTTGAGTCTCAGTGATAGTGAAAGAAGAAAGACAGGAATCCTTGCAAAGAAGACTCCGGGTAGCACCCTTGTTCTTCCTCCCGGTATGAAAGCGCAGGTTATCAATCCGAATCTTCCTAACATTCGTGAATCAGATACAGACATCCTTCACATGGTAACTTCAGGATTGAATGAACCTGAAGATGTTTCTACAGGACAATCAAAAGGCACATTTGCTTCAGTAAAGGCAAGCAGGGCGCCGATGACAGATCGTGTCTCTGATGAAATTGCCTATCTTGACCGTTTTCTGAAGTATGATTTTTATTCAAGCGTTTTCTTCCTTAGATCAACAGTAACGAGTTTCCCTACTCTATTCAAGAGAAGGGAAGCTGTAGATTTCAAGGACAATGAACCTGTATTTGAATATGTGAAGAAGAAACCGGAATTCCTAGTTGATATAGCTTATCCTACGTCCGAGCTTGCGGATGCAGAAGCAAGGGCAAGAGCGTTTTTAGGTGTCAAGCACGGTTCTACTTATGATACGCTTGGTATTCCTAACGCAGAGATAGCAAAGAAGATGGGATTTGGCAACTATAAGAAACTAAGATTGCAGCAGGAAACAGAGAAAAGCCGGTATCCTGAATTGATTACTACTGTAGATGATGAAGGTGTTCAGGAGAAGACAGAGGCAGAACCGGGTAAGAAGCGATTGATTAAGAGAAAGAAGAAGGAGGAATAGATATGGCTAAGGTATGCCCTGACCTTGTCAGAGAGGCTTCATACGGTACATTGATTCAGGAACCGATGTATCCCAATGTAGCTCAAAAGGTTACGATCAATGGTTCATCGCATGTGAATCCAACAGACTTTACAAGCGTCATTGTTGAAGTCTGTCCGACAATTGATTGTTTTTTTGCATTAGGAAGTTCGATTACAGTTGCAAAGAGTGGTGAGGATCATTTTCTCCATGCCTTTACGAGAAAGATTCTTAACACAGGTTCAGACACAAGGATTGCAGTACAGAACTGTACATCAGGCGAAATTGGTTCGATGTATATTTCGGAAATGACTTAATAAGGAGGGGAAAATGAGCAGCATACATAATGCCCCGATGAGAAAACATAGTTTTCTGAGTACCTGGCACTCAGATTGTACTGTCAGCAATCCTTCTGAAGGGAATATCCTTAGATATATAGGAGGAAAATAGGTTGCAATCAATTTTGCAGACGCCCTTGTTTATAAGGGAGTAATTGATTGTTCAAGCAATCCAAATTATCCTGCTGCTGATTCAGGGCATGTTTACAAGGTATCTGTAGCAGGAAAGATAGGAGGAGCGTCAGGAGAAGCTGTTGGTGTTGGGGATATAAGGAGGAATTTACTACACATGTCTGATGAAACAAAAGTTGATCTGCTCCAGTTGAAACTCGACCTCCAACAAAGCATGGCAGAAGGTTTTGAAAAAGTTTATGAGAGGATGAAGGAAGAATTTTTTATTTTAAGAAACGAAATTAAAGAAGATGAAGAAAGCACGCATGAGACAAGGGCAAGATGTGAACGGAGATTTAGAACTCTTGAGACATGGAAAGTGCAAAAAGAAGTTTTGAACGGACATAAACAAGAAGAAAAAAAGCAGAGATGGGATAAAAATCTTGCTTATAAGGTTGTTGTGACAAGTGCTTTGTTAGCATTTTTGTTTGATGCAATTATTAAAAAGGTATTTGGATAAAAAGTATTTGACATTGGATATATGCGAGTGTATATAGCAAGAAAGGAGATGATGTAACGTGCCTTGGGAAGTAAAAGATGTACCTAGATTTAAAAAGGGGCTGACTGAATCTCAGAAAAAGAAATGGGTCAAAGTCGCAAACGGTATCTACAGTGAATGCATCAAGGGCGGAGGATCAGACAAGACCTGTGCAGCAAAAGCAATCAGAATTGCAAATAGCAAGTTTTCTGAGGAGGACGGCATGACGAAAGTGCCTGTTAGTGCTTTTAGTTTTACTGAACCTGAAGCAGTAATGATGAAAGACGGTGAAAATAATGTAGACATCGTTGCATATTCAGGCAAGGTAATAAAGAATCACTGGTATTGGGGGGACTTAGTGATTGATGTAAATGGTGCAGATTTCAATAAGAAACTGTATCCCATTCTTGAGCAACATGATTTGATGAGAAAAATCGGTTTTTCTGCAAAACCTTCTACAGACAACAATCAACTTACAATTAAGAAAATGACCTTTGTAGATACTGAAGCCTCTAAGGAATTTCAGACTATATCTAAGCAAGGATTTCCTTTTGAAGCTAGTATTTCAGGCAGACCTACTCTAGTTGAGCAGCTTGAGGAAGGGGAGTCTACAGAGGTTAACGGTTACAAATTCAAGGGGCCGGGTTCTGTTTGGAGAAAGTGGATATATAAGGAAACATCTGTAGTTGTTTTTGGTGCAGATGGAAACACTCGTTCAAGGACATTGGCTGAGGATGAAGAAGAATTTGAAGTTGATATCAAACGGAGCAACACATCGTCAGAGGACGGTGAAAATAATGAGGAAACGGAGGTGAAGAAAGTGGATTTAAAGGAATTGAAAGAGAAAGATCCAAAAGCGTATGACGCAATCCTCAAGGAAGCTACGGATCTCATTCGTTCCGAAGGTCAGTCAGACCCTAAGAGCAAAGAACTGAGCGATAAGCTAATTGCTGCTGAAACTCAGATGTCTTCTCTGAAGGTTGATCTTGACAAGGCTTCTGCTAAGATTCTCGAATTTGAGAAGGCAGAAACGATTCGGAAAGAAAAGGAGATTCAGCGGGAAGCAGAAGGCATTTGGCAGAATAAATTGAGTGCTTCTGAGATTCCTGAGCATCTTTATGCAAAGGTGAAGTCCCATGTTTCTTATGAGAAGTTTGTCAAGGAAGGGGCTTTCAATGCAGAGGATTTCGGCAAGGCTGTTGATGCTGAAATTGCTGATTGGGTCAAAGGCGGAGTGAAGAAGTCTGTTCTAGGCAGCAGCTTTGCAGACAAGACTCCTACAGGAGAGAATTTGGCTGACAAGGAAAAGGAAGACAAGGATTGGCTTGATAAGATGCATGAACTTTCTGGTCAGAAAAAGAAATAAAGGAAGGGGGTGAAAAAGAATGACTATTCATGGTGAGACTCCTTATTTGGTAAGGGGAGATGAGCAGAGTTACAAGAGATTGTTTTATTCCCGGCCTGAACAGGCTTTGATGAGGGATGTTACCTTGTCAGCAGGATACGGTGTTATTAAGGCAGGTACTCCTCTCGCTCAGAATGTGAGTGCTGCGGGAAACAAGTATGAGTATGTTCCTTATTGCCCGACGACTCCCGCAAGCGGAGATACTACTCAGAAGGGAAATGCGTTTCTTGTTCAGGACGCATCAGGAACGTCTGTTTACGTTACAATGAATGATAGTTACAAGTTTGAAGTCGGAGATGATCTTATCATCTACAGTACGGCAAACAAAACGACTTCTGTTGAAAATCTTGGAGCCATTACAGCGATTGATAGGACGACCTATCAGCATATGGCTGTAATTACGTTTACAGCGACGGTTTCCGGCTCCTTTACTACTGCTCAGAGTGCTGCAATTCATGTTGAATGCGGTGCAGACAATACGAATGGTTATAGTGATTGTGCCGGTATCCTTGCTTCTACTGTTGATACCGGTACTGGTGAAAACGCGAAGGGGGCAGTTGCGCCTATGATCCTTAGTTCTGCAATCCTTTATGAGGGATGCTGTGAAGGACTCGATGCTGCTGCAAAGACTGACATTTCTGCTTCTAGCAATGGTAACTTGCTGGTGATTAAATAAGAAAGGGGGTGAAAATACAATGCCTACTGGAAAAAGTGACATTCCTGATCTCAGACTTGAAAGGTTGACGAAGCTGATTACTTCTTTTACGACTTCTCCTAATTTGATTTTGATGGGGATGTTCGGAGAGATTACAGCGGACTCGGATGTAATCAAATGGGAGGCTCAGACAGGTAATCGGGGCATGACCCCCTTTGCTGCGCCTGGTGCACCTTCTCCTTCTGTTGCGCCTGTTGGTGTTAGCCAGCATTCTGCAATGGCGGCTTATTGGAAGGAGAAAATCTATTTTGATGAGGTTTTCTTGAATAACCTGCGAAAGGAAGGTACGGATAATACCTACCTGTCAGCACAGCAGAGGCTTGCAAGGGAAACCTTGATGCTCCGTAACAGATGTGATCGCAGGAAGGAATGGATGTTTGCTCAGATGCTTTCGGGAGGTTCCTTCTCTTATTCTGCACAGAAAGGTTTGAAAGTATCTGTTGATTATGGTGTTCCTTCTGCACAGCTTGTTACTCTTGGAGCTACTCGGTATTGGGATGCCGGTTCTCAGAGGAACATCATTGAGGACGTTATGGATGGCAAACTTGCTGTTCAGAATTCAATCGGAGCAAGGCTTGACTATGCAATGCTTACGACTGAAGTTCTCAAACTGATGATCCTTGATCGCGGAATTCAGACCCTTTTGCAGAAGTCTTCATTTGGTAATGGCGACCTCTTTGCCCGTCCTGTGACTGTTCTGAAGTCGTTGCTTGATATCGACAATATGTTCGTTTATGACGAGCAGTATGTCATTACAGGATGGTTGACTGCTGCTGTTACAGGTAGTTCGACTGTGACCGTGTATGTCGATGATGCAAGCGATTTCGTTGCAGGGGGAACTTTGAGGTTCCATGACATTTCTGCTGGCACCTATGAGGATGAAACGATTTCCTCTGTTG